TTTAACATGTTTGAATTTTCAGACATGATATCCGAGTTTATCAAGAAAGATAAATGTCCTTCCCTCGACGTAGTTTTTCTTGATGAAGCACAAGATCTGAGTCCCTTGCAATGGGACATGTTCTTTTACATTGAGTCCAGATGTAAACGTTCTTACATTGCAGGGGATGATGATCAAACGATTTATTCGTTTCAGGGTGCTGATCCTACTATCTTTATTAATCTAGAAGGTACTCTAGATGCACAAGAACAATCGAGACGAGTACCTAGAAGCGTGCATCGAGTGGCTATGAAAATACTAGCTAATGTAGAACATAGACGAGAAAAAGTTTGGTTGCCAAGAGATGCTGAAGGAGAAGTTATTGAGGATATGTCATTGGAAAATATAGATTTTTCTACCGGTAACTGGATGATTTTAACCAGGACCAACAATCAAATGAAACCTATTGTCGATTACATGTTATCGTTAGGACATCGATTTGAATGTAAGTACAATCCATTATTACCATCAGAATTAATAACCGCTATTGATATATGGGAGCGATTGAATAAAGGAGCAAGAGTATCTGGAGAAGAGGCACAGTTAGTGTATAGCTATTTAACTTTTAAATCAGAACAAGTGAAATATGGATTCTCCGGAGGCAAGTCTCTAGAGAATGTAGATAGCGTAGATTTAGATGAACTAATGATGAGTCACGGGTTACTAGTGGCGGGCAGCTGGGAGCTATTTAACATAAATGAAGATCAAAGATTATACGTAAAAGATTTAATAGATAAAGGAGAAAATTTAACTAAACGTGCAAGAATTAAAATATCTACCATACATGGTGTCAAGGGAGAAGAATGTGACAATGTCATTCTATTTACCGATTTAGAAAAAATTATTTATGATGCAGCTTTACGAGACAAAGATACAGAACACCGATTGTTTTTTGTTGGAGTCACAAGAGCCAAAGAAAAATTATACATCATGAGTAATGATTACGATTATCAATATAACATAGGAGAAGAAATTATATGACACATAAAGAAGACTTAGAACGATTGTTTCCATCATCGAGACAAGAAGGTGGAGATCATTACAGCAAACATAAAATTCAACCTTACACATTTATTACTGACAATAACTTGTCTTTCTTTCAAGGAAACGTTATAAAGTATGTGGTTCGTTATAAAGATAAAAATGGTATTGAAGATCTAAAAAAAATAATTCATTACTGTGAACTAGAAATAGAAAGGCTAAGAAAATGAATTTTGCAATGTTAGTAACTATTGTAGTGGTAATGTATTATGTTATTTGAAGCAGCTACGGAATGGAATTGTCCAGATCATTTTCCTGATTTAAGTAAAGCAAAATATATTGCAATCGATTTAGAGACAAGAGATCCTAATTTAAAAACACAAGGATCAGGTGCTGTTCAAGGCAATGGAGAAATTATTGGTATTGCAGTAGCCATAGATGGTTGGTCTGGTTATTATCCTATTGGTCATAGAGAAGGAAATTTAGATAAACGAATTGTATTAGAATGGTTTAGAGAAGTTTGTGCAACTGATTCCGTAAAAATATTTCACAATGCTATGTACGACGTATGTTGGATACGATCGTACGGAATTAAAATTAATGGCCATATTATAGACACCATGTTGATGGCATCTTTAATTGATGAGAATAGATTTAGCTATACTTTAAATAGTATTTCCTATGAATATTTACGAGAAGTCAAAGATGAAAAAGGATTAAAAGAAGCAGCAGAAGCTGCAGGAGTAGATGCAAAGTCAGAGATGTATAAACTTCCTGCCATGTATGTAGGAGCTTATGCAGAAAAAGATGCAGAACTTACATTAGAATTATTTAAAGTATTATCTAGAGAAATTAATAAACAAAATTTAACAGAAATATTTGATTTAGAAACTAGATTGTTTCCTTGTTTGATTGATATGAAATTTAAAGGCGTTCGTGTCGATATTGAGCAAGCTCATAAATTGAAGAAACAATTATCTTCACAAGAAGAATCACTATTGCTAGAAATAAAAAAAGAAACAGGAATAGAAACTCAAATATGGGCAGCCAGAAGTATTGCACAAGTATTTGACCGATTGAATTTACCTTATTTACGAACTGAGAAATCACAAGCACCATCCTTTACTAAAAATTTTTTATCGGAACACCAACATCCCTTAGTTCAGAAAATAGCAAAAGCGAGAGAAATAAACAAGGCTCATACTACTTTTATTGATACTATATTAAAACATTCTCACCGAGGTAGAATTCATGCAGATATTAATCCTATTCGTTCCGACCAAGGAGGAACGGTTACGGGACGATTTAGTTATTCTAATCCTAACCTACAACAAATTCCTGCTCGTAATAAAGATTTAGGTCCTATGATTCGTGGATTATTTATTCCAGAAGAAAAACATATGTGGGGTTGTTTTGACTACTCACAGCAAGAACCAAGATTGGTAGTACATTATGCAGCATCTACAGAACCTATTTGTTTTGATCCATCCGTATCTGCTATCGTAGAAAAATTTAAAAGTAATTCAGTAGACTTTCACCAAACAGTAGCAGACATGGCAGGTATTTCTCGTTCTCAAGCTAAGACGATTAATCTTGGATTATTTTATGGAATGGGTAAAGCAAAGCTACAAGCAGAATTAGGTTTAAGTACTAAAGCAGAAGCAGAAAATTTATTTAATCAATATCATGAGAATGTTCCTTTCGTAAAAGAATTAATGAACCGAACTTCAGCACATGCACAAACTTCTGGATCTATTGGAACTTTATTGGGAAGAAGATGTAGGTTTGATAAATGGGAACCTATTACTTTTGGTATGCATACTCCTATGACTTTTGAAGAAGCAGATAGAACGTATGGTAGAGGAAAAATTAAAAGGGCCATGACGTACAAAGCATTAAATAAATTAATACAAGGATCTGCAGCCGATATGACCAAAAAAGCTATGTTAGATTTATATGAAGAAGGAATTATACCACATATTCAAATACATGATGAATTAGATATATCGGTAGAATCGGATGAACAAGCAAAAAAAATTATTGAGATTATGGAAAATGCTGTTACATTAGCCGTCCCTAATAAAGTCGATTACGAATCTGGTAAGACTTGGGGAGATATCAACGGATAATGAGGGAACATGATTTTTGAATACACTACTATTGTTGTTTTAATATTACTAATTATTTTAGTTAATTTATTATAATGAGACATTGTATTTATTGGTTTTGCATGGGATTCTGTGCCTTGTTAAAAAACTGTAAATGTAATAAAGTCCAAGCGAATGAAACTATCAGCCAACTTTCAACTGAGCGAGTTAGTCAAGTCTCAAACAGCGGAGAGAAAAGGAATACCGAATAATCCATCCCCAACGCACATTGATAATCTCAAGGCGTTGTGTGTGAATGTATTGCAACCGATTAGGTCCCACTTTGAGTCTCCTGTAATGATTTCTTCTGGATACAGATCCGGTGAATTATGCATCGCGATTGGATCGAAACCTACATCGCAGCATGCTGAAGGCAAAGCAGCGGATATAGAAGTAGTAGGCGTTGATAATAAAAAATTAGCGCAATGGATTAAAGATAATTTAGAATATGATCAATTGATTCTCGAATTTTATCGAGATGGTGAGCCCGATAGCGGCTGGGTCCATGTCTCCTGGAACTCAGGCGAGAACCGAAATGTGTCGCTGCGAGCGACGAGAGACGAGGAGCTAGGGAAAACAAAATATACGCCATGGTAAAAAAGAAACCAGAATTTAATATAAGAAATTTATTAAGTGAAATTCACACTGTTCATGGAACATGTCCGGAATGCGAGGAGCAAGCTATTCTAGTGGCCGTGGTAACGGATTACTATCGATGCACTAATTGTGGATATGATGTTAGACAATATATTAATGGTTCTATAAAATATTTAAAATTACAACGAGATGAAATTGAATGGCTAAAAAGGCAAAAATCGGAGTAAGTGAACTTTTAAAAAGAAATAGAATTAAACGTCCAGGACGTCATTCGAAACGTCATAAAGGTAAAAAGAAATCAGAACGAGGACAAGGACATCCTTAAGTATTAGGCTTTGATTTATCTTCAAAACAACTTGCGTATAAATTAGTAATTCTTATATTATTATAAATAGCTATAGTCGCCATATCATCCATTTTTTGTTCTGTGGCCTTCATACATTCTTCTTTAGAACTATAATAAATCTGAGGTTCTGGTGTCATAGGGATACAGCCTTCTTGACCGGATAGGTCAAAATGACACAACGTAACAATCATAATAAATGTTTTCATAGACTTGACTTTTATATCTTAAAATCCTATATTGTAAATTAAATAAAACTAAGAAAGGTTAGAACATATGACAGACAAAAGCAAGTACAGTAATGTCACCGTCGATAATAAAACGTACGAGATCATTACTAAACTACAAACTAAATTGATTCCGGATATGAAAATAAGCCGAAGTCAAGTAATTAAACAAATCATCAACGAGAAAGTAAAAAAACTAAATGGCTCTTTTAAATAATAACGTTGAACTGCAAGACGTTAAATTAACTGCAGAAGAAAAATTATGGAGAGCCATTATGGCCCAGGCTATTTTTGATGCTCTTCGTACACCAAAGAAAAGAATGTATAATCCTTATAAAGTCTATCAAGATAAAAGGGATATCATTGCTGCAAGAGAATGGTTTATGAATAAAGAAGAAACATTTTCTTTGGCATGTGAAGCATTACAATTAGATGAAGATGTGGTAGTTAAAAAAATGACATCTAGAATCAAAGGTAAACTATTTCAAGAAAGGTTGGCAAAAATATGAGTGGCTGTGTGATATGTCCAGAGTGTAAAGGCAATGGATACATAGGAGATAGTAAACACGAGGATCAACAACAAGATTGTAGCAACTGTAAGAATCAAGGAGAAATTGCTATTACA